ATATGATATGATTGCAAGTATGATTGGGGATATGATTGGGAATATGATTGGATATGATATGATTTCGTGAATCAAGACCCACGACTCTGAAAAGTTTGAACCCTCTCTGCTTGGTACTTGGTAGCAAGATAAAAACTTGACCACCACATTTCTGATGTTTGATATGCCAATTGATCTGATAGTTTGAAAGTCCTAAATTCTTGCTTTCCTTTGATTTTAATTCTAACCAAAATTCGCAACCATTTATTAAACAATTTAAATCTGGAATTCCACGAATCGTGGCACTCTCAATTCTAGTAAAGTGCCACAATTTCTGTGTTTTTTGAAGTGTATTGATTTTTTGCCACAGTTGAGATTCATTCATCTCCAAACCAAAATCCAAGCAAGAAAATTAAAAGCAAGATTATAAAAATCTTTATTACCATTTATAAACATCAATGGTTGCACTTGTTTTATTTTTAACAAGAAATTTTTTACAAAAAACTCTCATTCTCTTATATGCTAATTTTTCAGTAATTTGACCCTCATCCATTTTTTCAAATGTTTCATTTACATCACAAAACAAATTATCAATGTCATAATGTAAATCTTTAAGTCTTTTATTATCTGCAATTTTTTCTGCTTTTGCTTTTTTAAAAGCATTTTGCATAGCATAATCAAGTAAACTAGGCATTTTCTTTCTCCTTTCTTTTCCAATATCGTTGACTTTCAATATCCTCAACTCTATTCCATATTTCAAAAAATCTTCTCAACCAATAAGATTGATAGACAAATTTAACTTGACCACTTAAAAGCATTTCATCTGCACTCAAAATTTCGTCAAATTTTTCTTTTTTGCACCAAGCAATATATATTTTATTCAATAAATTAATTGTCATTTACAAACTCCAAAACTTTAAAAAAATTATCAGTTTCTAAAAGTGTTTCACCAAAACCATACCTATCAGAATCAATGATAACAAATCTTTTTCCACCTTGAATTTCTCTTTCAGTAGGATTTTCATTATCAATAAAAATCTGATAACCATTACATTCAAAACTTGGACAAGTATCATTACCATAAGATACATCTTTCCATTCTTTTGGAATTTGATCTTTGATATCAAATAAACATCTTTCAAAGTAAGGTAAATCATTGTAAGTGTGTTTATCATATTCATTAATAAGTTTAACTACTTCATTAAGAGAATCAGTTTTTAATAAAACAGTATCTTTAGATATATTTGTAACAGTAATTAAATAAGCTTTTGGTGACTCACCTACATACTCTTGTTGAAAATAAGCACCTTGATTAAAAGTGACAAGCATATCTTTTGCTTTTGATACAACAAATTCCATTACTCACCACCTTTCTCATTACAATAATCACGAATCATATCCTCTATTTCATCATAAGTATGAAAAGTAGGATGTCCAATTTTCTCTTGTACAGAAGTGACCATTTCTTGCATTGTTGGTTGAAAATCTTGATCTCCAAAGTCAATGTCTTGTATGGCATCACAGATGTCTCTGCACTCTTGCTCATAAAAGTATTCTTTAGTTTTGCTCATTTTATAAGTCCTTTCAATTAATGAGTTTATATAAAGTCTTTTAATTATATTACGAAAAAAAATAACAATTGTCAAATTAATTTGTTGACATATCCATTTATTTGGGAAATAATAAGATGATATTAATCGTTAACTGAAAGGATAAATTATGGGCGATAGAGTATCAATAAGCTTTGTGAATGAAATTGATTACATTCACGATAAAAGAAGAGAGGAAAGTGTTCCTTTATTTAACCATTGGGGAGGTTCTGATTTTCCTCAATATGCACTTAATTGGGTTAAAAAACTCAAAAGAGAAATAAATGAAAATAAAGAAAAAATATCAACTCCATACACAAGGTTAGAGCCACAAAATGTTATGGTTTTGTTTATTGCAGATTTACAAAAAGATAAACAATTTGCAGATTATACAAATCCAAACAGAATAACTCACTCTATTTATTTAGGCAAAGACTTACAAGATGGAGATAATTCTGACAATGGTCACTTTGTGATTGATATAAACTGTGAAAAGATATGGAGTTAAAATGGCTAAAATAACAAACTTATCAACTAATAAAACATTAGACTTATGTAAAACAATAACAATTAAAGTTGAGGGAGGGTGTGTTGTAGATGTAGAAAATATGCCCAAAGGTTATAAATACATAATTGACGATGCAGATTTAAGGGAGTGTTAAAAAAAATAATATAAACAATATCCCACCCTTTATTGGGTGGGAGAAAGGATAAAAAATGACTAAAGACGAAAAACAAATTGATTGGGTTATGGATGAAGTGAGTAAAATAATAAATCAAGCCCACAAAAAAAAATATGATTGTGTAAATGTGTGGCAAGGTCTTAACCAAACTGCAATTGAATATGGTTTTGACTGTGCACCTACAAACACAAATGCAACTATGTTTACTTTAATGAGTTTAGTAGACAAACTTAAATCAGTAGAAATAGAAAGGTTGAAAAATGACTAAAGAAAGATTTCTTGATACCCCTATTAAATTAGGTGCTTTTAAAGATGGTGTAGCTGATGGCTTACTTGAGGGAAGTAGGTCAAGCCACCATCACGATATGTATTCTTACAAACAAGGATATGACTTTGGATTAACAATGTATAATAGATTAAAGGAGAGTGAATGATGACTAAAAAATTAAAAACATTTATTGTAACTACAAGAGCAGTTGCAAAATGGCAATTTGAGGTTGAAGCTCATGATCAATCAGAAGTAGAAGAAAAATGGTTTGATGGTGACTACAAAGAATTAAATAAAGGTTTACCAATTGACATCATTGATGAACAAGTTGAAGAATTCCAAGAAAAAAATTCTTAAATTTTGGATCTAAAAAAATCAAGCTGATGGAAATTGTTTTAATTTATATGATTTTGGGTATAATTATCTACTTTTGGGAACATAGACGTTAATATGATTGCCTATGATTAGGTGATTTCTTTGATATGATTAGGTGTTACATCTATGATTGCAGAGGAATCATCAATCTTTTTCTCAAGTTGCTGCAACCTTTCCTCAAGTTGTTCCCTACTCATCCCTTCTAAAGTGTTATGAGTGATTTCTTTTTTATCAACAAACATTCCTGCCATCTGTCCTGCTCGAAACTCTGCATTGATCGCACCAGTGTATTGACCTTTCATTTCTGCACCATTTCTCAATCGTTCAAATGTTTTAAATCTAGCCAATTTATCTTTTTCATATTTCTCTTGTTCTTTTTGTAATCTTTTCTCTAAATACCTACAAACATGAGGATTTAAATCTGGGTTCAATAAACGACTTGCTTGTTCATATGGTTTTCCACGAGTTGAAGTGTACCCAGCTTTTTCTGCTGCATCTGCTTTTTTCATCTGACCCCAATTTGCTACGAGTATGTCAACAAAGTTTCTTTGTTGTGCAGTTAGCTCAACAGATGTTTTCAATTGATTGGACTTTTTACCCATAATTTTCTATATACCCTTTCCTTACAATAAAAAAAAAAAAATTAAAATGCAAGGTCTTGTCCATAAGAAATTTGTTATTTTCCTACTTTTTGGGAATTTTTCCTAAAATTTTCCTAAAACTTTTTGCTATTTTTCCTAGTTTTCTGCTTATTTTCCTAGTTTTCCCAAAATTTAGGGTTATTTTACCTTTTTGTTTTAAAAAAAAGTTGTAAGGAACGACATTATAGGAAAATGATTGCAAGTATGATTACAATATGATATATAATAGATACCTTTCGTTAATGAGAGATAGCACATAGATTTTTATGATTTATGTGCTATTTTTTTATAATGTACCTTTTTCTTGAATTCATTTGTGCAATTACTGCAGTAATTTCAATTTACATCTATGGTAATCAATCGTGGTATGCACCCTTATTTGGTCTATTTTCACAAATATTCTGGGTCACGTGGACCGTGGTTGGTGGTCATTTTCCCATGCTTATCTTGAGCTGCGCTATGATTATGACTCATTGTAGAAATTTCACGACTATGGGAACTAAGAAAAAGCTGAAACAAATATGGTTGAAATAACCATATCAGGCAAATTTTTAACATATTTCCTAAAAGCATCTACTTCTTTTCTTTTTACTTTTCTAACAATTTTATTATCTTCAGAAATCATTCTTTTATAAATTTTATCATATTCTTTCCAAGCTATTTGGCGTCTTGTAAAATAGATATTTCGTTTTTTCAAAGCTTTTACATAGCATTGGTTCATATCTTCTGGGTCTAATGTTCCCCATTCACAAGCTAATCTAAAGTTATCATCAGCTTCTATGATCCAATTATGGGCAGTTATTTTAATAAGTGAAGATTTTCTATCTGACTGATTGATTAATGTTTCATCAAAAGCATTGACAACGACAGCTCGCCACAATCGTTGTTCTGGGTCAAGATTTCTATCCAGCACAGATCGTGCAAATTTCAAACCCATTTTTTGTAATAGATAAGGTGCAACCATTAGTGAAAATAATGTAGAGATATTTCTTTTAACAATTTTCTGTAATTTTGTTTTACAAGTTTTGATGTTTTCTTTTCATCAAGCAAAAGAATATAGTCTTGATATAACTTATCAAACAGTACAGTACGTTCTTCAAAGTTCATATCCTCTACATTAAGTATAAGGGGGTCTTCTTCAGTAATGTTGAAGAGATCAGTAAGGTCAATTTTTTTAGACATACATTTAGTGTATCTATTTACCATCTTGTTTGCTACCTTGTATGACAGAGAATTTTTTATAGTTATCAAACTCATATTCTAAATGAGCGACTTCTTTAAAGATTTCAATGGTTTGTTCTTTAGTCAAGCCACCTAATTTAAGGTCATAGATCAAGCTGAATGCAGCGACATAATCTTTATGATCTAATTTAAACGATAAAAGGTTTAATAATTTCGTTAATTTTTCTTTATTATTCATAACAACTCCAGATAAAGGTTGAGGTCCTTGAGTCGTGGTTCGTGGTTATTTAGTTATCTTTATATATATCAGGGTCATAGCCTGACAGATTAAATTTTCTTTGATACTTGATATTTTTACTCTTGAACGTTGGTAACTGACTATCGCAATTCGGACATACAAATCTGAGATTCGAGAGCCTATTATCTTTTTTTACACCATTTATGTGGTCAAGTACAAGCGATAATTTTTTTTCCTGCCACGAATCTGGTAACCCACATACTTGACAGGAATAAGGAAGAAGCTTTTCGTTAATGATGCGCTCTTTTAAATAACTATAATTTTTATATTTTGAATCTTTTACAAACAATTTTTCGTTAGGTATTCGTGTATATTTATTATTCATCAAATAGTCCTGGTATTTTATCTAATTCTACAATGTTTCTATTATAATAAAAGCGCAAATAATCATCCCACGATTTATGTCTATAATCCCCTCTTACCACATAACGTTGAAATACTTTTAATTTACTTCGTTTTTGTAAGGGATCATATACCATTGGATAGGGTAAAATGCCATAATCCACCATTTTATTAAAACGATACCATATTCTTTCCCATGTTTCTCGCTTATCATATCCAATAAGCATATAGGCCATAATCTCATTAGGCTTGATGCCATTTGCTGTGAGCATATCAACACCTTTAAAAAATCTTTTCTCATCACCAATATTGTCCCAAGCTGTGTAAATTCGTTTCTTTTTAAACTGATCATCCCTAAATTTAATTGTAGGTAAGGCTTCAGCCACATTCTCGTCAATTAAACGAATGTTTATCCCTTGATTAAAACACACTTGAAAATTACCCTCTTGTATTTCTTTAACTCTTGCTCTCCATTGATCCTCTGGTTGACCAAAAAAATCATTATCTAATAAATGTATTTTTCGTGGGTAAGGCTCACCTCTCCATATCTCGTGTATGGTGTTCTCTGATTTGTTTTTGCCCTCTTTGGTAGGCACTACACAAAATTTACACTTTAAACGACATCCTCGTTGTGTGAACCCCAAACTAAACTTATAATCAGGATAGAATTCATAATCTAGTTTGTGGTAATCGCCAATATAATCCTCTACCTTTAGTTGCCAATTGTCAGTTCCTGTACCACCAATTATCGCTTTGGGATAGTTTTGTTTTAAACGTTCAATTCTGTTAAGACTAAATTTAAAAATACTAGATGCAAATATCAGGTCAAATTCAGGGTCAAAAAGATCACTGTTTACTGATCGTGTAAATATTACATTGTGATTGTGTTCTTTATAATATGCAGCTAAACGCATTAGCGCTAAGTTTGGTAATTTACCATCAATTTGTATGAGTTTGACATTCACTTTTTTTATTATTCATTATGATAATGTTTACCAGAATGACCAGAGCCGCCACAAGCATTACATACATAGGTAGTATCAACATCTTTGTCATCAAATCTATTTGGTCTAATAAATCCATTACCATGACATTCTTCACAAACTTCATATATAACTATTTTTTCTTTAAGCATCATCCCTCCTTGTCTACTGTTACTATTGCTTTAAAGATTTGGTATGCGATTTGGGGTACAATTGAATTTCCTAACGATTTAATTTGATTCACTCTATCTTTGTCCAATCTATAGGATACCCCATTAGGAACTGTACAAACTGAGGATTCAATCTCCCACCAACTTTGGGTGGGTCTTTCTCCTGCATTAAATTCCCCACTATTGAAGTTCTGTTCCTCTGGCTTTCGGGAAAGCTGGTGTTTTTGCCATCGTTGGTCGTGGGAGTATTGTATATTTTTTTGATCTTGTCTGGGTTGAATACTGCAGCTGTCAAATTGTTCTGACGATCCTCTCGCCATCTTTTCGTTGCTTTGTTTGAATCTTGAGTTGTAGGAGTTGGATACATACTTTTGGCCTCCTCTTGCACTTGTATCCTCAATGCCTTGGGTATCGTTTTCCCTTGCGCCTTGTGTTTCTCTGCTCTCTTCTCCCAGGTTTCCAGACTCTCTGTGCAGTTGTCTTTCGCTACTGGAGTTGGATACATCTGTTTCAATGTTTTTCCCCTCTCTCTCAAGCCTGCTTCTATCATCACTTCCTCTTCCAATACTTTCCCTCCCTTGCCATTGGGTCTGCTCCCCTGTCCTACTTTGGGGGTTGGATACATCTTCTTTTTCTCCAGATACAACATCGCATCTGATAGTTTCGCTCCGTAAGTCATATGAGGTTTGTTCACTCTTCTCGTTATAAAACCCCCAGATTTTGTTCTCTCGACTCTGTAAGATTGCTCCCCTCCCTCTTCGCAAGCTGGAGTTGGAGTTGGGTACATCATTCTCACTGTGTCTGCTAGATTCAAACTGTGATCTGTTTTGCCCTTCTTTGGCATTCTTCTCCCCTTCTCGTTGAGAACCATATCTGGATGTTCTATTTCTTGAGTCGTGAGTGTTGGATACATATGATTCCCCCAACTCCCTTGATCCCTCTTGTACATACTGGGAGCGCCTTGATTCGCGGTTGCTGTTGGAGTATGCAATAATCCAGACTCTCTTTCTTTGATGCCAAGCACCGATGCCTGAAGCTGGAATAATACCACATTGGACTTCGAAACCTTCTTTTTCCAAGTCATTTTGCACCTGTCTGAGGACCATGCCGTTTTGGATGTTAACAATTCCTTCCACATTTTCGCCAACAAACCATCGGGGTTTGTAAAGGGACACGACTCTAATAGTTTCGTCCCAGAGGTAACGGTCGTCATCTGTTCCTCTTCTTTTGCCTGCGACTGAGAAAGGTTGACAGGGGAATCCTCCGGAAACAATGTTAACTGATTCAAAGGTATCTCTCTTGACATCTCTTATATCTCCAATGATTGGTGTGTTAGGCCAGTGTTTTCGTAATACTTTTTGGCAAAATGCATCTTTTTCTACAAATCCTATTGTTTTTATATTATTATATTCTGCACCTAAACTAAAGCCACCAATACCAGAAAAAAGGTCAAGCAATTTCATTGTTTCTTCTGTTATCAATCACTACAACCATAAGAGGTCTTAAATAACCTGTTTCTGGCTCATCATCATCATCTGTTAAAAATTTGTAACCATAAATACCTTTTGGTTTTTCTAAAAATCTTATCTGCACATTTTTTTTGGGTTTGTGGTTTATGCCATCCCACAAATGTGTATGAAAATAAACACTATTTGTTGATGCAGGAAGAAGAAAAACAATTAAACAATCATGTTGGAAAGCTTTTTCAATAAATTTTGGTATGTAGTGATCATACATAGGATGACAATAAATAGTTTCATTATCCCAATTTTTAGTCAAAGCGTTGTCCTCTTTTGTCCAATATTTTTTTACTAAAAAATTTTTGTGTGATGCACAAGCATCAACAGAAAATGTAAATTGATTACTAAGCATACTCCAAATTTCTTTTGGTGTTCTAATGTAATTCATAACACTTTTCTTTTTTTTTGAACGAGTCAACAAATCATTTTGTGTCATTCTTTCTCTTTCGTCACACATTCTTGTTTATATTTAGTGTATCCAAATATATCTAATGATGGGTTCTTTTGATCTGCTTTTGACCATCCTTTGTCAACCCATACACAAGTATATTCTCTTTCATTGTTTTTCTTTTGTACAAAAAAATCAGCATTGCTCCACGTATATAAATTAATGACTAGTCCTACGATTAATGTTTCCATTCTTACTCCTTATCTTTTACTTGATCCCATTTGTCCAATTTATATTTTTTAAACCAAGTAACAGGATCATTGCACTTAGCTGCTCTTATCGTTCTGTTTGGGTATTTTTCATCAAAGTTTAAAGCTATCTCTGATATTGCTGACTCACATACATTGTGTGAGAAACTTGAATAATGTTTCATATGCAGTTCGTTATTAAGTTCAAACCACACAGTTACTATGAACCAACTAAACATCAATACCTAATCTCTTTCTGGCATCTTGTCGCAATAAAAAAGTTTTTTCGTCATAACAACCCCAACCTGTTACATCTTTATTAGTTTCAGCTTCATAGATGTCAACTTGTTCCCATATTTTTTCATAGTCACAAATTTCTACTTCACCATGCACATGTTCAAGTCCATTGGCTAAAAAAAATATTACAATCCATTTCATTCCTGCTCCTTTGCAAATACATATAGATGATCATCAAAATGTGTACATCTCTGCACATGAATTGCTTTCATTTTGTGACCATCATATTCAAAATCACTATCCATAACTATTTTTAGGTTGTCTGGAATAGAAATGTGAATACCTTTTTTGTAATCATCGTGTTGTAAAGAGTCATCTCTATATCCTTGAGAATAGTTTTTATTATCTATATATACTAAAAAAGATGCCCATCGTAAATCTTTAGTCATTTGCATGACCATTCATTAACTTTTTTTTATATTGATTTACATCAAGTTTGTTTTTTTTGGCTTGAAATTCCACATATTCGTGTACTAATTTTGAAATCATTGAACCAGGAGCACGAAATTTCTCTTCACACAACCCTTTTAATAAAAAATAATCTTCCGCTCTAACAGCGACAGATTTCCATCTAGTAGTATCCATTTAGAATCCTTTCTTTAAAATTAATAATGTTCTAAATTATAGGCAATAATGGGATAAGTCAAGCGATATTGACAAAATCCACAAAAAAAGTATAAAATAAGTGTATGATATTAAATAATTTACTATCGCAGAAGATGGCTTTAGAATCTCAATGGAATAGTATGTATACAATTACTGGTATTTATACTGTTGAGATGAAAGCTATTGAAAAAAGAATAGATGAAATAAAATCACAGCTTGTGATTGCAGATATTCAAAAAGCAAAGTCTTCTAGCTAGCAGATCCAAAGTCGTTACCTATTGCGACATCTACTACACTTGGAACACTCAGTTTCACGCAGTCCTCCATCGCTCTCACAATTTTTTCCACATCATCCTCTTGAACATTAAAACATAGTTCATCATGTATTTGTAATAAAGGTAAATATCCTAAGTCAACACAAGCTACAATCGCTTGTTTTGTTTGATCTGCAGCAGAACCTTGAATTAATCTATTAAGTGCTTTATAGGTAAAAGCACGTTTAATATTATTAGCACCATATTTAGCGCTAGCATTTTCAAAAGTTTCTGGAGTGTGAATACCAAAGTCACGAGGCTCCCACATATCAAACCTACATTTACGACCTAACTTCGTTCTTATAACACCCTCTTCATTCGCTTTTTTCATACATCTATCAGATAACATTTTTACAAAAGGTGCTCTTCGATTAAACTTACCAATTAAAGCACTAGCTTCATCAAAACCAAGACCAAGCATATTTGCTAATTTATTCTTACCCATACCATACATTAAACCTAAGCCAATTGTTTTGGCTTGTTTACGATCAATACCAACTAAATCAGCCACAGTCTGATGAAAATCTGCATCCGCATTAGCATAAGCTTCTACTAACTCCTGTGAACCCTCATAGCCTTCACCAATACTAGATGCATAGTGGACCACGAGTCGTGGCTCTTGTTGCGAGTAATCAAAGCTACCCCACTTATAGCCTTCTTCAGGTAAAAACAAACCACGAATTAATGGCCCAAATTCTTTATTTCTGGCGGGTAACTGTTGTAAGTTAGGACTGCTCATTGATAAACGTCCTGAAACAGTGCCACCATTATCAGAGCGCAACTGATTTATCTCTGCATGAATCCTACCTTTATATTCATATTTCATTATTGAATTCAAAAAAGTATTGTGAAACTTATTTATTTCTCTAGCGCTAACAATAAGTTTTGAAATCTCTGTATCGTTATTAACTAACCAATTCTGTGTAAAACTTGGTTCTTTAGATTTTGGTGATTTTGGATAATCAATACCTAACTTATCAAAAGCAAAAGCGATTTGTCTGGCTGCCCATATGTCAATATCTTTACCCACTAATTTTTTTATCTGGTGTAATATATTTTTTTCTTTTACAGCAAACTGTTTTTGTAACTGTTCAGCTTTCTCTACATTAACACGAATCCCTTTTTTCCTCATTTTGATTAGAGTAGGTAATAGATTTTTTTCTAACTGCCATATTGTGTTAAGGTTCTGTTTAAAAATTTCGTGTTTAAATCGTTGCCATAAAAGATATGTGAGTCGTGCATCTTGTTCCGCATAGTATCCTACATGTTCTGCTGGTAACATCCACATTTCCATTTTTGGATCTACACCATGAGCCTTTGCTGCTTCATTTAAATCTGTTTCTGCTTTTAATTCACCAAGATAATCTTTAGCTAAAGAGTTTAATCTGTAAGTGTATCTATTCTCATCAATTAGTGCTCCCGCTATCATTGTGTCAACGATCTCTCCCTTCACCTCAATACCATAAGCATTTAACCATCCTACATCGTATTGAGCATTGTGAAAAATTTTACGACAAGGTAAGGCACAAACATCTGACATATACTGTAATACTTGTTCCTTGATTAGATTACCACCACCAAAGTGACCAAAAGGATAATATGCCTGAAAGCCTTCAGTAGCCACAGCAAATCCAATTATCTCTCCAGAGTTTGTTGCCCAACCAGAACCTAGACCCTCATTGATGCCTGTATCCTTTGTTTCTAAATCAATAGCAATTTCTTTGGCTTCACTTAAATCTCTGTAGTCTAAGGGAGCTGACCAAATATGCTTTTTAAAATTAAATGTAAGTTGTAGGCTAGTCATAATCGCGGTCTTTAATCATCTCAAGATAGTGAATTGCTTTATCAATATCTTTTTTGCCACCGCCACCCTCTTGGTTGTGTCGTGATGTGTATTTGATAACATTGCCTTCAGGAAATCTTAGATTGTTGTAAAGAATATATTTACCTGGT